AGGGGAATCCCCTAGCGGAACCGAGGAAGGAAAAAAATATTACCTCAAGTCCGGCATGGTCCCGGCGTCGATGGCGGGGATGCTCCAGACGCAGCAATCCAAAGACCCGGCGAAAGATCCAAAGGAAGATCCCGCAAAAGACCCTACAAAGGAATCCGATAATGGAAATTAACCAGCAAATCATTGACGCCTTATTTGCTCGCCGCACGGAAGAATTGGCTGCGATCATCCAATACCAAGCTCACCGTTCGATGGCTGAGTTTTGGGGCTACACGAAATTGGTGGAATACTATGACGAAATCATTGGAGACGAGCAAAAGCATTACAAGCTCCTTGGCGACAGATTGTGCTATTTCGGAATTACTCCCGACGCAACAATCCCATCCGCAATCAATATCGGCCAGGACGTTCCCGCGATGCATCGAAACGACAATGCTTCGGAGGAAAATGCAATCAGCAACTATAATTCCACCATGTCCCTATGCTCCGAAAATGGAGACAATGGAACGTGGTTGATTATCTCCGAAATCCTCAAGGACGAAGAGGACCATCGGCGCGATTGGAAGGGCCGGTTGGTCGAACTAGACCAGATGGGCGAAGCAAATTACCTGTCTGCGAAACTGTAGGAGGAAATTATCAATGGAAATTGAACGCCGAATCTTCCCAACCGAAATCCGGGTGGAATCCAAATCCGGCAAGAAGACCCTTGTTGGCCGTGCGGCGATGTTTGGCAAATACTCCCTGGACTTGGGCGGGTTTCGTGAAATCATCGAACCGGGGGCTTTCCGCAACGCGCTTGTCCAGGCCGATTGCGACCCCCGCGCCCTTATCAACCACATTCCCACATTGATCCTTGGGCGCAGATCCTCCGGGACGCTCAAGATCGAAGAGGATGACCAGGGACTCCCCTATTCCGTCGATCTCCCTGACACATCCTATTCCCGCGATCTTCAAGTATCGATCGCCCGTGGTGACATCCGGGAATGCTCGTTTGGGTTTACGGTGCGTGACGGCGGCGACAGATGGGATAAAGACCTGACCACCGGCCAATGGACGCGCACGATCAAAGCCGATGGGGTGGAAAAACTCTATGATGTCTCCCCCGTCACCTATCCCGCCTATCCCGACACGGCTTGTGCAATGCGTTCCTTTGACCTTGCCAAGTCCACATTCATCAACCCCTCTGAGCTTGCCGGTTACATTGCGGATCTCAGAGCAAAACAGCTTCGGCTTTCGCTAGAAGCATTTTATTAAAAGGAGGTAGAATCCCAATGAAGCTCACAGAGTTGCACGAAAAGCGGAACAAGCTCGTTGCGGATGGCCGTGCGCTTCTGGACAAGGCCGAAAAAGAGAAGCGTTCGCTCACCGCCGAGGAAGATGCACAGTACGAAACCATCATGGCCGATGTCCGGTCCACCATGAAGGAATACGACCGGGAAGCGGAACAGACCGAGATCGAGCGGCGGGTTGCGGCGGCAGCGGCTACCACGATCAACAGACCAGCCACGCCCGAAGGGGAAGCACGACAGATCGCTCTCCGTAACTTCTTCGCCTACGGTCAGGTCGATCCGGCGCATCTGCGGTCCTACGATGGCCCCCGGGGGATGGAGTCGCGTACCTTTACAGCCGGTAATGCCATCGGCGCGGGGTACATCACGACGCCCCAGGAGTTCAACGCCCAACTGATCGCCAAGGTCAAGGATGTGGTCTATATCGAAGCAGCGGCCACTTCTTTCAACACCAATAACGCAAACGGGATTGGAACCCCGACCCTGGAAACTCCCCCTGGCCGTCCTGTCATGATCACGGAAATCAAGGCCGCGACGGAAGATACCGCCATGACCTTCGGCAAGCGTGAACTCCTTCCTCACCCGGCTTCGCAGCTTATCAAGATCTCCGACAAGTTGCTCCGGGCCGATGGCCTCAACATCGAAGCAATCGTCATGGAATGGACGGCATACCAGTACGGCATTCTCAAGGAGTATATGTACCTCGTGGGGACCGGCAACCAGCAGCCCCTTGGCGTGTTTGTTCCTTCGTCCAATGGCATTCCCACGTCCCGCGATTACGTTTGCACGGCCAAGCTCGCCAACGTCATCAATTCGGACGACATCATCGCCGCCCGGTACAACGAGAAGGCTCAGTACCAGAAGACCGCCGCGTGGATGTTCCATAGGGATCTGGTCAGCCGTATTGCGCGGCTCAAGACAGGCGACGGATACTACATCTTCAAGACCTCCGACAAGCCGGGCGGAATGGACACCCTGGACGGACGGCCCCTTTGGATGTCTGAGTACGTTCCCAATACCCTGACGGCTTCCCTGTACATCGGCATCTTCGGGGATTTCAGCAAGTATTGGGTCTGCAACTCCCTGAACTGGAGGGTATTGCGAGCCAATGAACTGTTCCGCGCGACCCGTGAAGTTGGTTTCTTCTTCGATACCGAATTCGACGGTCAGCCGGTGCAGCCCGAAGCGTTCACCAGGATCAAATTGGCGGCGGCTTAGTAGGCGGCACTGAGACACGATAACCAAAACCAACCCTCCTGGGCCGAAAGCAAAGGCCGGTAGGACAGGAGGAATCCAATCAGGAGGAATGTAGCAATGATCAACGCTTTGAAAGATATCGATATCGCCCAAATCCTCGGATACTATGCTGCGGGACAGTCCAAGCAGACATCCGACATCATCGACACGGCCGGGTACGAGGGTGTCCTGTTCCTGTTTGAACTTGGGCAGCTTATCAATGCCGGAACCGTGGATTGCTTTGTGGAAGGCAATTCCATCAATAGTACGGTCGGAATGGCGCGTCTTGCCGGTCAGACAGTCTATACCGTTACCGTTGCTTCCGCCACGCCGGTTAAATCCGTGATTGCCGTCGATGTATTCCAGCCGGACCCTGCGACTTGCCGGTATCTCCAGGCGAACATTACTCCGGCAGGATCGCAGAATGCGGTAATCCTCGGCATCACGGCGATCAAATACCGTGGCAAGTACAAACCGGAAGTCAATTCCAATGTCCTCAAGGCGACCCAGCTTGTTTCGCCTGCAACGGTCTAATATACAATAGGCCAACAGTCAAAGGAGGACTGAGAAATGAGCGGAGAAAACATGAAAAATGCCCGTAATGGGGTTGATGAGTGGGCTATCGGCGGCGATCTCATCATTGACAACGGCGGGACACTCACTCTGGCTGCGGGGTCAACCGTATCCGGCGCAATCACCATTGCAGGCGTGACGGCGATCTCGACCGAAATAAACAGGCTTGCCGGAGTGGTGGCCGGGACATCGGCGGCATCCAAGGCGGTTGTTCTTGACGCGCAGAGCAAAGTCAGCGCCCTCGACATCACGGCCCTGAAACTCAATGGTGGATCTGTCACGGCGACGGCAGCGGAAGTCAACCTGAGTGACGATCTTCCGGCGAGTTTCACTTTTACACCCGCCGCAGGTGCATCCACAGTCTGTGAAATTACGATCCAGGCCAAGGATGCGGCGGGAGTCGCAATGGCCCGTGCCGTCCTGTTCATGCTCTATCTTTCCGACGCCAACACGGGGATCGGATTGACGGGTACGGCGGCGAGTGGTGCCGTCGACGCAAAAACGGCCAGCGGAACGAACTTTGGTGTCCTGACCGCCAAGAAAGCCCTGTTGTGCCAAACCAAGGTGGACGGAACATTCATCCTGTCCATCACCGACACTTCCAAGACCGGGTACTATGTTTGTGCGGTCCCGATGCGTGGTGGGGTGCCGTCTGTTTCGGCGCAGCTTATCACTGCGAATTACGGGGCCTAGTTCCAACAATCAAAAACCTCCTGCGGGAGTAGTTGAACAATAATTATTCCCGCAGGAATCATCTTTCACAAGGACTATCTTTTATAGGAGTATCCGCCG